GTGAACACCGTGCTTGCCGGCGCTACGGCGATCGCTGCCAAGGGGGCAGCGGTTGTTGGGCTGGCGGTCGGTGCTGCGCCGGTTTTACCGGTTGCAGCAGTCGCACTCGGCGGCGCCCTAGTTGGTGCCGCCGCGTCCGCTTATGTGTCGTCGAGGCGTGAGCCTCCGCCTCAGGATCCCTTCCAGGCGTATGAAGATGACATGTACCACCGACGGTCCAACGGGCCGTCTATGCTTTCTGCACCAATCGGTGAAATCCGTTGGTTGCCGGCTACACTACCGACCACTCCGATCTCTGACCTGTTGGGCAGGGGGCTTGGGTGGGCGTGTACCCTCCGATGCCCAGATCCAGAGGCCATCGGGAAGCGACCCAATTATATTGCTGTCGTAGGGGTAGTGCAGACTCAGGCAATCCCAGTCGTCGTCACAAACAATGCGCATGCGGCTTTGGCCGCAGTGGTTGAGCGCCAGTGTGCTCCCACCCTCAAGGACGAGTTAGGTCTCGATGAGGAGCTCAAAGAATGGAAGACGACGCACGGAGTTGCACGCGCCATGAGCCTCTTCGATGTGGTTCGTGAGCGAGTGTTCGGACGCAAGTTCACGTACACGCAGGCCACGTATTCAGATTGGGCCCGCAGGTACGCGGAGTCGAAGCGCCGCGTCTACGACGTAGCACGCTCTCGGCTCAACGATGGACGCGTCTCCGCCGATATTACTCACCTGGTTCGATTCTTCACAAAAGTCGAACTTCTCTCAGAATCAAATGAACACGGCATGGAGAAGCTCATACCGAGAGGGATCTCGGGAGGGGTGGATGAGGATGCTGTGCTCACAGGACCGATTGTCGACGGGCTGAGTCTCGCTATGAGCGAACAGCTCGACGGCATCAAAGTACCCATTCTTTATGTCACGAAGACGAACTGTCTGGTACCCGGCGCCCACTATGGTGCCGCGATACGACGGGGTTTGACGAGCTGCATGCTTTCTGACGCGTCGCGCTATGACGCGTCCCTACATGCGGAACTACTCGTGTGGTACAACTTCATCCTAGAGTGGCTTGGTGTACCGCCAGACTTCTTGGAGCGCAAGCTCCGAGACATCAAGGTCAAGGCGATCAACAAGTTTCTGAAGTGGAAGAGCTTCGGCCGCGCGCTATCCGGCCGTTTTGACACCACTTTCCGCAACACCATTTTGTCCGTGGCACTACTTCTCTCAGTGCTCATGGAATACAAGGGGGCAACGCCTGAGACCGCCAAATTGGTCCTTGAGGACATTTTCAAGAATGTCT